GCCTTGTTCGGCTTCGTCAGAATCACCCATCAGACCTTCAAACGCTGAAGCGGCTTGGTTTACATTTAGGCTTTCACTCCCGCTTGGGTTGGTGTTTTCCATGTGTCATCTCAAAAATCGCCAGACACCTTCTGGACGGAGGTGTTGCTTTTACGCAACAGAAATCAAAGTATCTTCCACTTTTTCTCTTTGATTAAAGTTTCCGAGGCCAAGCCTTCTAGGTGTCCTGTAATCAATTCGATTGTCTTGATATGTCGGTAAGCATCTTCTCTTACACCAATATCAGAACTATTTGTGTTAATTATCACACTAATCTGCTCTTTTTTCAAATTATCTATGACTTCTTTGAAAAAGTCATCATTCAATAGGTTTTTAGCCCATTGAGCCTTGAGGTGCTTGTCCATATTGGCTTTGTATTCCTGCGATTACATCGTTGATTGAAACGCTTTGTGTCGGGGTAGATGTGCGGCTATTGCCCAAGATACCCATTAACTGGTCGAAGTTCATGTTAGATGGGGTTGTCTGGCTTGGCATTGTAGGAGCTTGACCATAATTAGGGTCTAACAACTTCTCCCATTGAGTGCCTTGCAACATTTCTTTGTTGCCAAAATCAATAGGTGCTAATGGCGTGAACTCTGCTGTACCTATAGGTTTAATTGGGCTAGTCCAATCGCTAGGTATAGGTACAATTGGATAGCCACCACCACCGCCAGAACCCATTGCATTTCCTGCTCCTGCTATTGTGGCAACAAGCCCTGCGGCTCTTAATGCGTCAGATACGCCTAAACCAGAACCAGCCGCTGTTGTAGCAGCCTTCTCAGCTATTGGAGCAATAGGCATAGCCCCTGCGCTTCTCATAATGTCGCCACCATTGGTCAATGGATTCTCTGTCACCAATGTGTTGACAATCTCTCCGTCTGGCATTGTCCAATTACCGCTTACAGGGTCATAGTCATAACCAGCCATTGATTCGATGTTTGTGCCACTTGCGTTGGTTAGTGGGCCTTGTAACGGGCCGTTAACATCAGGAACAAAAGCACCTGTAATCTCGTCATAGTAACCAGAACCAACAGGGACAGAACCTTCTGTAGGTGAGGCTGTGATCTCACCAGTAGCGGGGTTTAGGTAACCTGATAAAGCACCACCCGCACCGCCTAACAATGCGCCTTTGAGTACATCTTGACCAGATAGGGCAGCAGTACCACCGCCCAACAATGCACCACCTAAAGCGCCTGCGGCTACTTGATTAGCACCAGCACCTAAGATTGCATTGCCTAACAAACCACCCGCACCAGTAGCCATTAAGCCAAGCTGCACAATAGGCATGATGTCAGCTAGGTCAGAACTTGAGCCTTTTGTCGTGTAGAAGACTGGAGTGCCATCAGGAGAGAATTGAACTCGATAGCCTGTGTTTCCTTCGCCTGCGCCTGTGCCACTAAATAGATCTTCACCACCTTGGCGCTCCCATCTACCGCTACCACGATTTATGGCTTGACCAGTTGTCTTGTTTCCAAATGTCTGACCAGTAACGCCAACAAGTTTGCCGTCTCTTTCAACAACTTTAGATGCGTCAACAAGCTGCACGTCTGCTGGGTTTTCTGCATCGCCAACACCTCTAACAATTCCGTATTGATTTTTAATTTGTTTGACTTCTTCAGGCGTTAAGTCTTGTCTGCGCCATACTGTTCCACCCTCACCATCAGACTCAGGTATTTGTTGGTAGTACAAACCTTCTCTTGGGTTTTGTACATTATTACCATTAAAAGTTCTACTAATAACCTCTACAGGCTCATACTTGTCAACCTTGCCAAACTGACGAATGTCAGTAATGCCAGCGTCAGCCAAGAGTTTAGCCATGGCTTTGGCATTGGCTTCAGCACCGCCATAACCCTCACCAGTCCATTTGGCAGTTGTGTTTTGCCCAAGGATTTGCTTAACGAGATCGTCAATAGCAGCCATGATTAACCCTTAATCTCTACGTTAGAAGTAATACCAGCGCCTACTTTCATGGCCTTTAATTGAGCCTCAACCTCAAACTCTTGTTGCTTCATAGCAAAATAAGCCTGTTGTTTCTCACGCTCTAATTGCAACTTAGCCGCTTCTTTCTCACGCATCAATTGCATCTCAAGGCCAGCCTTCTGTTGAGCCATTTGCATATCAATCTGCATTTGCTGTTGTTGCAATTGCATATCAGCTTGGGCTTTTTGTTGGTTAGCCTGAATCTCAGCCTGAGTCTTTTGCATCATTGCCTGAACTTCTGGAGGCATTTGCGGTTGCTGTGGAGGCGGAGGGTTAGACAGTTGTTGATCTTGCTCTGGCGTGATCGCTTTGTAGAACTCACCAGAATCCTTGAATCCTGCCAACTCAACCATGCGACCCAAGGTAGAACGATACTGGGCGGGGCTAACATAAGGATTAGCAGGGCCATACTGGTTAATCAGTTGCTCTTGTTTGGCAAGAACCATCTGAAGCATAGCCATTTGTTCCTGACGATTGCCAGCACCCAAACCAACATTGATTGACACATCGTATTGGTTAGCCCATGTACGAGGGTCAAACTCTACGAACTCGCCACGCATACGCACCAAACGAGGCTTGTCTTGGTACTTGCAGAGCAAATGCAAGATGCCTTGGAACAGAGACTTAACGCCTGTCTCAGCAAAGATGCGAGCCATCAATTCAATCTTACCCGCACCAGCTTGTTGCATAGAAGCAACAGCCGCAGCAGTCACATTCTGCAAGATAGATGGGTCTAAGCCCTGTGAAGCATCAGATACGCCTGTACGCTTGGACTGCATTGTGTCCAAGTACTGAAGCATTGGGAAAGCGGCTGTGGCTACATTCTGGACGGATAGCTGAGTAACAGCTCCTTGAGATTTAGCACGAATAACACCACCAGCAGTAGATGTAAGCAAGTCGTCAAGGTTTACCTGTCCTTCAACAGCAACAACTCGGGCATTGTTTGTCAGATATAGGTTGTCCAGAATCTGACGAGTTATCGTTGTCTTGATTAGCTGAATGTCTGTAGTTCTGTCAGCAAGAGAGTTACCAAAGAACTTGTGCGGAATTGGGATTGGGCAGATTGAATGGAAAGGAACGTAGTCAACTTCCTCGATCATGTCCTTGCCACGCTTGTCCTGAAGAATCTCGTTTGATGCGTAGAACACCTGAACAAGTGAAGCGATACCTTTGCCATCTACATCAGTCTTGACATAGCACTCAAAGACCTCAATCTCTTGCATGGATGGGTCATCAGTCTGCACTTGGTAAGGTTGCTCACCAGCAGAGAAACGAGCCACACGCTCTGGAGTGTATGCAAGGGCATCACCCATTTGCAGACCTTCAACTTGCTTCTTGTTAAAGCCCATAGCGATCAAGTCACTACGGGTCAGCATTTGTCTGTGGGCTACGAATGGGCTGTCAGCAATCGTGCGAGCCTTTTTGCTAATCAAGAACTCCTCTGGGGGTACGTTCTCAATGCGAACCCGACCAACCATCTTTTTCTGCTGAACAACAACATTGTGGATTTGGTTAATCATTGGCTGACCCATTTGGTCAATCGCAGGATTACCCATTTGATCTAGGATAGGGAATTCTTCTGTATCTTGCTCAACGATCTCCATCGTATCGTCAGACATGAGCATTGCCAGTTCATCGTCTGATAGATTGAAGTAACGCTCTTTGGTGATGTTTTCTTTGGTGTCGTAGTAGGCTTTCACCACCCCTACTTTCTGTAAGAGAGCATCCTTGAACCAATCGTGCAAAATGGCTACGCCATCGTTATCCCTGTGGAAAACCCAATTACAAAAATCGGTGGCTTGCTTGGCAGACGCTTCATCTCTTGGGCCTTGTGGTTCAAAAACAACAATCTGATCTGAGCCTGTGAAAATGCGAACAAGTGAGGGCAAAGCACCATCAATGGCTTCTGCTACCTCACCTGTAACGATCTGGCTCTTGCCTTCTGTCTCATTCCCTAATGGCTGACGTAGGTAGTATTGAAGCGCTGTTTTACGCTGTTCTACAGTCTCGGATTCAATGTAGCCGATAGAATCATCGATCTCAGCTTGTAGTATCGACTTCAAGTCGTTCTGTGCCATGTTTGTCCTTTGGAGGGCGACCCATTCGGGGTTTGTCCGATTTTAACTCTTTAATGGCATTTTCTAACATTTCGACACGCTTTTCAAGTTCTTTTAATTTGGGGGCTAAGTTTTGGCCTTGAGGCATTATGTACATGGTTTTCCTTTTGTTAAACAATCCAACTTGGCACTTTGTTAATGGGCTTATCCCATGACGAGCTTCCCTCATCTATACCTATTGCCAAATACCTAAACGAGTCACTTCCATGGCTTGACCAGTCGTGTAGTGGACGCTCATAGAATATTTTGCGCTTTTCGTCATAGTCTCTGCGGTAGTTTCTCAGGCAATTTAGCCCAATCTGTACCTTTGGCACGTTGAACCAACATCTAGGCAACATACGCCTTACCGCCTGAATACCATCGTCTAAACTCATTCTGGGTGCTATCTTGACCTGAAGCCCAGCTTCCTCAAGCATCTCAAGGCGGCTTTTTCCTGTGCCTAACTCCCTAACTCTTACGTCATGTGGCAAGATGTGATCTGCCTTTGTGTAGTCATTGTCTTTAATCCATTTGACGTAGTGATCTAGTCCAACACCATGGTTTTCGTAGTAGTCAATCAGTCTGATCTCTGTTCCTACTAACTGAGCCACCCAGATAGATGTTGAGTCACCCATACCCAAGTCCCAAGCAGTAAAGGTGCGGCTGAGTTCCTCCCAAGGAATCTCTTGCATATGCTTCTTGTCTTCTAGCTCATTGAGGATTTGCCCATAGTACGAACCCTCTACGGCAGCGTCAAAGCTACATTCAAACTCTTGGCGGTACTTATCCTCACCCATTTCATTACGAGCCGCCTTGAGTTCTGTCTCATCAACTACCCCTGTCTCTGAGGCTTTGAACTCTAGCAAACCCCACCCTTCCTCCTTCTCAGCCCTGTCTCGCAGCTCTTTAAAGTGGTTGTGGCCTTTAGGTGTACCAATGAATAAGCACCAACCTTTTCTGTCAGCTAGTGCAGGGCGAATGATGTCAGTCCATATCTTTGGGTTTTGGTCACCAATCTCGTCTAGGATTACCCCATCAAAGTATTGGCCTCGTAATGTCTCTGGGTTATCTGAGCCGTATAACTGGACACGCCTACCCCAGAAGTCAACTCTCAATTCTGTGATGTTCTGTGAGCCTCCTAGTGGCTCTGCATACTTGACTAGGTAGTCCCATGCCACCCGCTTGGCTTGTCCGTATGTAGGGGCTATATAAGCGTATCTAGGTGCTTCCTTTTGGTTGAGGACTGCATCCTTGATTAAATGATTGATAGCAGCAACACTTTTGCCCATACGCCTGTGGGCAACGACAACACCAAAACGCTTACTGTCCATCAAGTCATGGATAGCAAGTTGTTGTTCTCTGGGTTTATAGGCTATCTCGATTACTTCTGCCATTGGACACTTATCTGAATGTCTTTACCTTCTTCTCCAGTTACCTGAAGCGGTAAGACTTTACCGATTAGTCCCATGAAAGCCTGTGGATGGCTCTCCGCCTTGTCAATTAGATATGCAACACCACCAGCACCCTCTAGTGCTTCTAAGATCATCTCTCTGATGACAGCGTTGCCTTTGTCTAGGCTACCTTTAGGTCTTCCTGCGCCTTCTCGTGCGCCACCACGATATGAAATTTTTGATTGTTTTTCAATCATTGTTTGACTCCTCTAGGGTTGGTCAAGGTTAAGTTAGTGATTACTCGCCTAGTAGTGACGGCATAAGTTCATAGAGTTTCTTACGCTGTTCTTCGTCTGCTAGTAGTCCTAATGGTAGCACACCAGCGAGAATGTCTGCTTCGTTCTTACGCATTGGGTCAAAGGCAGCAAATCGGCTACGAATACGGCTTGGGTCTGCAATACCATAAACCCCTATTTTTTGACCAACATCTGCATCGTAAGAATTACTGATGTTTACGCCACCAACATCCTCTAATGTCCTACCTTCTTGAGCAAGAATACTTTTAATTCTTTGGTCTTGATAAGGTGTCCATGTAGCACCACCAGCATCGTAATCCATAAGCCCTTTTGTATTCAGCTTAACTGGATAGACTAAACCTTCTGGGTTTTTATCGAAATACTTTTGGTTTTGAACAATGTCTTCATCAAAGTACTTGCCAAAATACGCATCAGCAGATTTTCGTGCTTGGTTTTTTAAAGCCAATACTTCTGGATTAGCTTCATCCCAAGGAATTTGTACAGTTGACTTGATGTTTTTGCCATAAGTTTCATTGAATTTTTCAATTGCTTTGGCTTCATCATCAGTAAACTTGCCATAAATTTTGTTGTATTCCTCTGCATATTGAGGCTTTATAACTACATTTTCTGGTGTTTCATTGATGTAGTAATTAGCAGCAGATGGTCTATCAGCAAAGAAACTAGCCTTCAGATTACCACCACTTTGCTTGCCCATAAGAGTAGGGTCAAAAGCAAGAATATCTGGTGTGTTTGTCCCATGGTAGGCATCCACATCAAAACCCATAGCCTCTGCCCTCATCTCAGGCGTATTGTTTTTAGGAAGTCCTAGACCACCTTCTTCAACAGGCAATGCAGCGTTTCTTTGGGCTGTATCTAGTGCTTCTTGTCTTGGTGCTGCCATTTGGCTTGGTTTTACATTTTCAGGCTGATAACCAAACTCATGGATTGAGTCAGCATTTGTAAACACATCCTTTGCTTTAACTTTTTGGCTAATAATTTTATATTCACCATTTAAAGCAGACTCACCATGATCTTTTGCATACTCTCTTGTTAGAGTAACCCAATCACCCGCATTTATTTTGTTTACTTGATTGCTAGGCTCATCAGGCATTTTGCGTAAAGCCTCACGCCTTTCGTATGCAGCGTCATACCATTTACTGCCACTAGAATAATTTTCAGCGTCTTTAGGTAAAGTTCCACGCTTCATGTAAGCAGCCATTTGCTTTTCCAAAGTAGCTAATTTTTCAGAATTAGATATATCTTTTGGAACAGCACGATAAATAGTTACAAGCGCATCTGGCTTATCTTTGTATTGTTGAGCAATAGAAAAAGCCTTTTGGTCATATGGCATACCACCGCCATAAATTTGTGCAGCTTTAGAACTATAAACATCAGCAGGGTACATCTGACCACCGCCAGTTAAGTCATGCAATGGCGCACCAAAATCACGATCTGGAGCAGTATGACTACCACGATAAGAAAGCAAGTCATCGCCTACATTCTTAATACTTGCACCTACTGGTAAACCCTTAGTAGCCTTACCTAGCAATCCTGCTACTGGTGCAACAGCTAAAGCCGCTTCTACTGCTTCAGCACGAGGTTTAGTAGTCATTCCACGGCCTGTAGTCAATGGCTCACCATAAGCCATGCGTTCCATTGTTTGCTGTACAGCAGGAACTCCCAAGAGATTCATCAACATCTCTACAGGGGGATTTTCATAGCCAAAAGGCTTTGCAGCGAATTGCTGTGCTTTCTTTAGACGATCAGCCAACAACCCCATGATGGGGTTTTCCATTGGTGTTTCTCTAAGATAGTCAGCCATTATTTACCTTTGTAGCGACCCATCTTCTTTGCAGCAGAACTAATGGCAATGGCGAGGGCTTGCTTTGGATTCTTGACAACCTTGCCACCTTTGCCAGAGTGCAGTTCACCCTTGCCAAATTCGTGCATTACTTTGCCAACTTTTTTCTGACCAGCTTTTGTCATTTTCATAACTGCACCTGTTGTTTTTTTACCACTTAACCTTATTGGCCCAGAAAGCCGCGCTCATTTTGCCCTTGGCGATATTGTCCGCATGACGAGCCTTGAACGCTTCGTTACGCTTCGTGCCATCAGCAGAACCCTTTACGCCTTGCTGACCAAAACGAATTAATTTCACATCTTCCCCACTCTTTGCCAAAACAGCGTGAGACTTGGTTGGATGGTTAGGAGTCTTCTTAGGCTTGTTATAGCCAGAAAACTGCTCTTTGCCTCGTTTAATCACTTTTTAGGCTTCTTTGCTTTGTTCTTTGCAGTTCTTTCGCCACGCACAGGCATTGGCTTAGTCTTCTTCTGCATAAGTTTCTGCATCATCTCCAGAGCTTGCTGATTTGTCGTTCCCATGTTTTTCCTCGGTTATTGGCCCACCAGTAATCCATGCCTCACAAGTTCTCTTGGAAGCACACTTAAAGTCAAACGCTTCGCAGTAACCTAAGTCACCAGCATCAATCACTTCCCAAGCGTCCATTTCCTCGCCATTAGCCTCAAGACCTGACTCAATGCAAGCCAACATCTTAG